TTAACTTTTGTTTATGATTTCTTTGTTAAAAATTTCTTTAATGTTACTACTCCATACTGTTCTAGGCAAACGTTGCATGAAATTGGGCGATTAATTTATTATGCTATGGACTCTCCCACTGGCCCTAAATGGAATTTTGAGTTTGTTCTTCAATCAGAATTCTATTTGCAAGAGACAGATCATGGAGTTTTTTCGTTTCCACGATTGCGTGAAGCATTTCGTAAAGCAAAAGAGCATATTATTGATCATCCATGGATAACAGCAATAAAAATTCTTTTTACTGCGTGTGTGTTAGCAGGACTTTTGGCTTTAATTAAGTATTTCTTCTATTCAATTTGTGGATTATTTGGAGCTACCCCTATTGATAAAAATAGTGCTGAAAGTAATCCGGGAATGAGGGAACGCTTAATACGCTCACAGCAAGCTAAAAAGAATAATGAAACAACGTTCACTCATTGGGGTAAACATCTTCCTGCTCATCCTAATGTAGCTCAAGGCGGAATTGCCGCCACTAAGGATTTGTCAAAGAAGCTTATGAATAATAACGTTCAGATTGGAATTTGTTATGAAGGTGGAAGTGTTTGCAATACTCGATTACAAATGCTACGAGGCCATCTAGGAGTTGCAGTTGCGCATCCTTTTAGATACCCTGCAAAAATTATTGGAATTTGTGCATTTGGCAAAAATCCTGATGAACCTGGAACTGTTTTGATTAGACCGGAAAAATATCGTTTAAAGTTTGTTTCAGGAAAGGACCTTGTTTATATCCGATTTGATAAAGGATATATGGCAGCTTTTAAAGATATAGTTAAAAAACATCTGTTTCAAGGAGATACTTTGGAATCTGCTCCATATCCTGCTAGGGTAATGATTGATGATGATCGCATTATAGTTCATTCAGGTACCTATATAAAACGTGGCCGTGAAGCTACGAATTGTATGGATTTTGAAGGAGTTACTTTATCTGAGCCTGTAAATGATTACTATTATGCTATTAACACACCTGGTGCGCCGGGTTTATGTGGATTTCCTTTTATTATTGAAAATGATTTTGTTTCGAAGAAGTTTGTAGGAATTCATACAGGAGCTAATGGACCAAATTCTTGTTTATCACGTATTGAATTTAAAGATTTTCAAGATCTTGATGATAAGAATGAAGCACAAGCAGGAGTTGTTGCTCCTTCCACTCAGCCTGATATTTTTAAGCTTGATGCTGTTTCACATCCTAAAATGCCTGGAATTCATGTTCTAGGCCACTTGAAACGAGGAGCTGATTATATCCCTAAGCATACTAATATACGGCCTACTCCTCTTCAACAATTTATTCAACCTACTAAGATACCAGCAATGCTGTGCGCTAAAGAGATTGATGAAGAGTTGGTTGATCCAATGAAAATAGCTATGGGTAAATATGCTTTGAAGAAAAATACTTGTCAACTTAATCTGCCGCAACCATTATATCGTGATTTGTGGCCCGAATCAATGCGTAGTAGAACTTTTCGTATGTTAACCATTGAAGAAGCTATTTTTGGAGCGCCTGAACTTGATGTTGTTCCGATATCAAGAAAGCCATCTCCAGGATATCCGTGGGTGTGGATGGGCTTTACGCGTGAGAAATTGATTGATTTTGAAAGTAAAACCATTCATCCACTTTTGCAAGAAATGGTTGAGAAAGAGCTAAAAAACTTGAAGGCCGGCTTGATTTCTCTAGTCTATTTAGATTGTCTCAAAGACGAAACTCGTCCAATAGAGAAAGTTCAAGCCGGCAAAACACGATTATTTGCACGAGCATCACTGCACCAGTATATTGTTGCTCGAATGTTGTTTGCCCCTTTGTTGGCGGCAGTTCAATCCTCCAATGGACTGTCACCTTTTTCCATAGGTATAGATCCTTGTACTTCAGCTTGGAGAAATTTATGCCGATCCATGTGCAAATACGGCGGAAAGAAGATACTTAATGGTGACTTTTCTAATTATGATGTTTTTCACATATTTTCTTTCGCTTTACAAGTTTTTATCGCTATTGCTCAGTTTTTTCCAGATACTGAGCATCGCATTATGGTTCATCGTTATTTGCTCTCGCGCGCCCAGTCGATTCACGTTAACCGTTCGCTTGTTTATGTTGCGTTGGGTTCTTCCCCTTCTGGTGATTATCTTACTATTTTTTACAACACCATTGTTAATTTTTATTTACATAGAGTTGTATTTAAGCTTTTGTATCCTCATCGCGATCCTTCAGACTCAATTAGTGATTCATATGAGGGGGACGACTCTATTGTTGCAGTTAGTGACGAAGTACCTGCTTACAATATGGTGCGTGTTGCTGGGTTATTTCGAGACTTATGGGGTTTTGAATATACTCCCCCTGATAAGACCAACCACTTGGATCCCTATGTTACTATTGATAGTGCCACTTTTTGCCAAAGAAGCTTTAGAAATGTGGGCGGATCTCTTGTCTTGGCTCCGCTTAATCCTGACTCCTTGCATAACACCCCGCTTTGGACTGAGGACAGAGTACGTCATATTAGTATTATATTGTCTGAATTGGTGGATGTTGTTATGCGTGAATGGTTTTTACACGGGAGAATTGTTTTTGATGAGCGAAGAAATGAATATAACAGATATTTAAGTGAATTGGGTTTTGAAACCTATGAAAAAACATACGACATGTTGC